TGGATCTGCATGGGCGACGAGCGGAGCCGAGACCACCACCGGGCGCGGCACGGGATCACGGTCCGGATAAACGAACCCTTCCCAGCTACCGGAGGAGTCCCCGTCATGTTCCCAGGGGACGGCCCGGCTTTCGAGGTCGCTAACTGCCGGTGCCGTTTGATACTGTCGATTGAGGCGTGAGGCCGATGATCAAGCGGAAGGCAAAATCTAAGTCAACGAAACGGAAGCGGGACTATAAGAAGGAGTATCGAGAGTATCACGGCAAACCCGAACAAATCAAGCGGCGGGACGCTCGAAACAAGGCGCGGCGGATGATGGAGAAGGAGGGCCGAGTCAGGAAGGGGGACGGCCGAGAAGTAGATCATAAGGTCCCTCTCTCCCGGGGCGGCTCGAATAGCCGGCGGAACCTCCGGGTGGTCTCTCGGAGGACGAACCGAAAGAAGGGCGCTAAACGGTGATAGGGACAAAGGGGCCGGAGTGCATCCGGCCCCCACCAGCCACGCGGGATAAAATCCAGATTGCCATTTTGGCGGATGGGATATCAGGCTTTCGGGCCGTTATTATAATGAGCTTTTATTTTAAGTTTTAAGGCCCGTCTTTTTGGCGGGGTGGGTTAAACTACCTTCTGGCTTTCGATCCTCTCCGGTCGAAGGGCTTATCCCCCGTGGCGTCGTTCTGGAGGTCATGAAGTCCGGCCGAGTAGAACTAGATCCCGAAGTACATACGGCGTTAAGTATCCAAGCGGCGAAGAGAGGTATAACCTTGAAGGCTTATGTTCATGACCTCCTTTTGCCGGCGGTGGAGATAACAACATGGGAATTTATGGGTGTAAATCCCGAAGTCAAAACCGCCAGTGGCGGGGCTGCCGCGAAGTCCATAAAGCCGAAGGTAACTAAAGCCAGTTTGACGAGGCCGAGGCTTGCGGATAATCCGGCGGCTCTGGAAGAGGTGGCGAGGATGGCCCGGGCGGGCGCGTCCCTCCGGGCGATAGGCGAAGCGGTCGGATATCCGAAGGCGACCGTTGCGGAGAACCTGAAGCGGATGAGGGCGAGAGAGGCGGCCGGCGAGCGTGACGGGCTGTCACGGCTCCGAGAGAGAGACGAGAGCGACGACGAAAGCATAAAGAGATGAAGATAAAATCGACGAAGAAACGGATCTACGACTACATACGATGACAACGACATACGACGACAGGGAAAGCGTGTTATTTTTAGCCTACAAATCTTGATCGCCCTCGATGCGGGTCGGGGATAGATCCCCTAATCGTCCCCATCCCAGGGTACGGCCCACCTCCGGGGGCGTGGCACGTTGACACGGGACTCCTCCCCCTCGTCCAAGACGGCTCTATGGATCTGGTGCGCGGGGACCGCAAGAGAACCGTCCAGCACGAGACGGCCGATCCCTCCAACCTTATCGACTGAAGCCCGTAAGAAGCCCTGAGCAAAGCGCAAAGCTCGCCAGACGACTTTACGGTCCAGCTTCCGGCCTTCATGGGTCTCCAGAACGGCGCGGGCTTCTGGCATCTTCAGAGTGGCTTTCCCTGTATGTTTCAGATGGTCGACGAGGGCGAGCCCCCGGTTCTCGGTCCTGGTCCGGGTGTTGTAGTGATATTGCCCTCCCCCCATCGACACCGACACCGCCGGCGGCGAGTTTCGGATCATGGCGGCGGCGGCCTTGATCCTGGCGTTGATGACGAGGGGCCGATCCTCCGGGGAGGCGGCCTTGATCATGGTCTCCGACTCATGAAAAAAGCGGGTCGTCTCCTTTCCTGGCTGAATGGCCCGGAGGGTTTCGATGACGACGTTGAACGTCTCGATGCCGTCCCGGGTCCGGGCGGTCTCCCTCTCCACCAGGGCCTTGATGATCTGATCCTTTACCTCGATCTCGGCTAGGAGATCGGAAACTTCATATTCTGGCTGGCTGCTATGTTTCATAGTTGAATACCTCTTCGTGGTTGGGGTGGTGTTCACAGATCGGCCCTCGTGGTTGTGGTCAAGTGAGGGCCGATCACAAACTTACCTTTCTTCTGCCTTCATCCCGTTGATTTGGTCTAGTATCCGGTTGATGAGAGAATCGAAGGAGTCGCCCATTTTTCCATAGCTCTGCAATCTGTCCTTTGTTTCTCTGGTCAGCTGGATGGTAGTATAATCTGGCATGGGCCCTCTATTTGTAGCCACTGGTATAAATAGGTTACATGGTAAGCTATAAATACCATAGAAGCTATGTCGTCTATGGTGTAAGACCATGACCACAACCACAACCACAGACTCAAAGGACGGCCGCCGGCTTCCGACGGGGGTTGAGGGGCTCTCCGACCTTGAGATCGAGGCGAGGGCCGAGAGGATCAGCCTGAGAAATCGCGAATGGGCCGAGAGGAGGGCTCGCCGGGTCGACCGAGAGGACGATATCCGGGGCGCGGGGTTCAACCTTCCGCCGGAGGGCTGGGATTGAGAAGCATATCCGATTACCAAAGATTCTTTTTTGAGCGGCGTCTTGAGGAGGATGAGGGCGAGGGCGTCCGGGTGAGGACCCTCGCTGAGATCTTGGAGGAGGAGGAGATGAAGGGCGATCGGTGCCGATTTTACAGCCCTTGGGGCTGGGAGCGGGGAATTGTTGTCGAGGAAGGGGAGGACGGGTATGTCGTCGTCGAGGCCGAGGACGGCACGGAATTTCACGTTCCGGCGGCGGAGGTCAGGAGATGAGGATAGATCTCTCCGGCCCGGACGGTAACGCTTTTGCGGTCCTGGGGATCGTCCAAAGGCGCCTAAAAGAGATCGGTCGGGCCGGGGACGTGGCGGCGTTCATGGCCGAGGCGACGGCCGGGGACTACAATAATCTTTTAGGGGTGGCTCAGCGATATTGCCCCGATCTGGAGTTTGAGGGCTTATAAAGCCCTCTCCTCTCTTTTCTGAAGTTGCTTTTTAAAATCGACAGCGGCAAAACCGCCATCAGTCGAGCCCCCTACCATGATGACGCCTTTTCCAGCCCGTCAAGCATACGGTTACGCGACGAGATCATGGTATTCCCTAAGTCTATGGAATATGGGTGTTTCCAAAAGAGGGGGGCCGAGGACCTCGGAGGATAGGCCCGACTTCCGGAAGGATCGGCGGCGGATGAAGTCGGGTCGACTTCATGAAAATGTAAATGGGGATTCCCCGGCGGAAAGGATTGGAACCGCCGGGGTTATGCCGTTACAGGAGGGCGTTCTCCTGTCGTGGGTGTTGACCATCGTGAGGTGCGCGGGCCGAAGCCGTGTCCCAAAATATCGGCCCGTTTTAATGACGAATTTTGTGTGAAAAACGAACGGATCGAAGATCCGGACGCTTTCAAGTCTAATGACTGGCTCTAACTTAATAAATGTTCGCATTTAAGACGGGTTTAAGACGATGGCGATGTAGAAAGGTTTATTGGCGAGGAGAGGCTCAAATTAAGCATGGAACCGATAACTGCACGTCCGGAATGGTTTCCTGGGGTGATCGAGAAGCCATATACTTCTGTGACAGCGTCGTTCCCGCCAGATCTTCGGCGAGAGGTCGAGGTCCTATCAGAAGAGCATGGAACGTCTAGGTCGTCGGTGGTTGTCGGGCTCGTCCGGGCCGGGCTGCGGGCCTACTCGGAGGCCGTTGACCGCTACGCCCGGGCTCAGGACGACCTCGCCGCGAGGCTGGAGCGCCTAGGCTACGACGACGAGGAGATTAACAGATTTTTCGAGACCCATGAGGACCTCTCGAAGCTGGATGAGGTCGTCGGGACGATGGAGGCAAAGAAGAGATGACGCGAAAAGAGGCCAACGTCGGGGCGCAGGGAACGTCCCGACGACCTAAAACGGATTATGGAGCGTTTAAGCATGTTAAAGAAGTCTGACAAGGATTTAAACCTTTCGGAGTGTCCCGAAGGGCCGAAAGCGATTACTTTTGATCCGGCCGCTCTCCTGGAGAAAATCGATCAGCTTGAGGCGGAGGTCGAGGAGCTTCGCGAGCGGGATAGGCTCCGCGAGGAGGAGGTCGCGACGCATCGCGAAGAGATCGCGAAGCTTTGGGCGCGAGATAGGCTCCGCGAGGAGGAGCTCCGGGAGCTTCGCGAGCGGGTGGACGGGATGCGCGAGGGGCTTCTCACCCTGATGGATAGGAGGGAGGCTCCGGGCCGGGCGACAAAGGATAGGAAAGCCGAGCTCCTTTACGAGCTGACTCGAAACGGGAACCGGCCAATCGAGCTGGCGAGCTTCGCCTTCGGCGACGGGAAGCTCAGCCGACAGCAGAGGACGCGGCTTGTTGCCCATTTGAGGCAAGATCCGCTATTCGAAGTTCCCGAAAGGCCGGCGGGCCGGAAGCTTTTCGTCCATCTGGCGGGCAAGCCTGTAAGACCAAGGTAAGCCCATAACACCTTTTTTCATAATCGTATCGAGTGTAACGGCGAGCCCGTTACACCCCCTCCGATCGGACCGGGAGGAAAACGTGATTTCTCAGTAAATCAAGTAAACTTGAGCGAATCACGAATTAAATCAAGAAAAGTTGACTACTACTACGGAAAAGGCCGTAGTAGTAGTAGTAGTAGTAGTAAAAGGCCCCGTGTAATAGGTAAGTAAGTAATAAGTATATATAAGTATCTATAAAGAAATCTAAAGAAGTAAGCTCTCTTTTCTCACGGGCCCCTCACTCCTGGGGGGGTGTAACGGGCTCGCCGTTACACTCGATACGATTATGAAAAAAGGTGTTATGGGCCATATCAGGTACAAATCGGCCGCGATACTTGAAGAAATATCCTTTTTGTAGTTACCTTTATATAGCTGTAGTCATAGAGTATAATAGTTAGTGGGGGACACTATAACCGATCATAACTTTCCAGATTTGGAGCGAATGACGCGATGAGACGGCCGAAGCCCGACCCCGAAGGATTCCGAACCGCTATCAGGAACCGCAAGAAGTGGCGAGCCTCGATCGGCGACCACTTCCAGCTTGCGAAGCTCGCCGAGCGGTTCGGCGTCTCGCCGGAGGAGGCGAGGGCGATCCTGAGTGACGAGGGCTGGACGCGCGAAGTTCGGCGGGGGACGCTCCCCTTCTGGTGGAGGGACGGTCGGAGAGATGGCGGCGGCGAGAGCTAAGGCCGGTCCTGTCGGCGAGGATGAAGAGCGGGCGATCCTGGCGGCTCTGGCGGCGGGGCGATCCCAGAACCAGACGGCGAGGGACTTCGGCCGGGGGGCGGGGACGATATCCCGGATCGCTAAGCGGAACGGCCTGGAATATTCCAGCCCGAAAAGGGCGGCCGAGGCTCGGAGCCGATACGCCGCCGAGGCTCGGATAGATCTCGTCTCGGCCGGGCTGGAGGCCCTGGCGCGTGCTTTGCCGAACGTCCCGCCTCCAAAAGATATGAGAGAGTGGGCTCTCGCCGTGGCGATCCTGATCGATAAGCGGCGGCTTGAAGACTCGACCGATCCGACGACGAGAGGCGGCGAGATCGCCGAACTATTCAGGAAGATGCAGGAGGATGAAAAAAATGGTTGAAGTAGTCGAGGATCTGATAATTGAGCTTGAGGAGGCCGAGGAGATCGTCGAGGAGGCCGAGGCCGGGGGCGACGTCGAGGAGATCGTCGAGGCTCACCTTGAGGCGATCGAGGCTCTCCAAGAGCTTGAAGAGGCCCATCTTGAGGCGGTCTCTGAGCTGATCGGCGAGGGCGACGACGAGGCCGAGGACGACGACGAGGGCGACGAGGTCGAGGAGTAGGGGGACGAGGGGGCCGGGCCGATGGACGAGAGCATGGACCGTCAGATAACGATTGCCGAGCTTGAGCGGTTCGCCGACGGCCTCCTCGAAAGGTTCGGCGAGGTCGTCGCCGAGATCCGCCAGTTGAAGGAGGAGGAGGAGGCTTATCAGGCCCTCGTCGAGGCCGGCCTCGTCTCCGACGACGTCGGCCCGGGTCACCTCCCCGTCCTGGAGGTGGTGTAGGTGGGGGACGCTGAGGCCGACCTCCTCCCCCTCCTGGAACGGGGCCGGGCCCTGAACGCCGAAGCCGAGGCAGGGCTCGCCGAGCTGAGGCTCCGGATATTCGGGGCGGATGAGGCCGAGGAGGCGGCGGGGGGATAGATGGCGGCCTTCCAGGTCCCGACGGGCAAACAAAGGGACTTCTGCCTTCACAGCGACGCACGGGCCAACATAGCCCACGGCGCGGTGAGGTCGTCGAAGACCGTCGGGGCTAACGTCCGGTGGTTGCGGGCCGTCCTGGAGGCTCCGGAGGAGGTCAACCTCCTCATGACGGGCCGAACCCTGGGGGCCTTGGAGCGGAACGTCCTCGACCCCATCGCGAAGCTCGTCGGCCCCCAGAACTTCGATTTCAAGAGGTCCCTCAAGCGCCTCTACATCTACGGCCGAGAAGTCTGGTGCGAGGGGGCAAACGACGAGTCGGCATACGCAAAGATCGAGGGCGAGACCCTCGGCGGCGCCTACGTCGACGAGGGGAGCCTCCATCCTGAGAGCTTCTTCAATATGCTGATGACGCGCCTCTCCGAGGAGGGGGCTCAGCTATTCCTGACGACGAACCCCGGGGGGCCGGGCCACTACCTCAAAAAGAAGTGGCTCGACAGGGAGGGCGAGCTCGACCTCAAAAGCTGGCATTTCAGGCTTGAGGACAACCCCTGGCTCGATCCGGCTTACGTTGCCGAGCTGAAAAGGCAGTTCGGCCCTCCGACGTCCCTCTTCTATCGGCGGTACATCCTCGGCGAATGGGTGGCGGCCGAGGGGGCGGTCTACCCCCATTTTGATCAGGCTCTGCATGTCGTCCCCTCGATCCCCGACGGGCCGATGAAGTCGATGGCCGTCGGTATCGACTACGGGGCGACCCATCCGACGGCTTTCTTGAAGCTCGGCCGGTGGGGTGGCTGCTGGTACGTCTTCGGCGAGTATCGAGAGAGCGATCGGACGAACGCCAGGCTCTCGAAGGACCTCCGGGGCTTCCTGGGGGGGAAGTTCCCGGTGGCGATCCTCGCCGATCCCTCGGCGAAGTCGTTCATCCTCCAGCTTCGGGCCGACGGCGTCCAGAGGGTCCGGGGCGCCGATAACTCGGTCCTGGACGGGATAGGCCGGGTCTCCTCGGCCCTCTCGACGGGGGCCTTGAAGATCGTGGGGCCGGCGTGTCCCCGGCTTATCGAGGAGATCGAGGCTTACCGATGGGACCCCAAGGCCACCGAACGGGGCGATGACAAGCCCGTCAAGGAGGGCGACGACTTGCTCGACGCCTTGCGATATGCCGCAAACTACATCTTCAGGTACAACCCGGGGGGGTTGTCATCGTCTTAACTGATTTAAGTTTCCTAGAGAGCGGCCGGCCTTGGCCTCCTCAAGACGAGCGGGCGAGGCTCGACCGATACGACCGATGCACGCTACTTTTTGAGGACGAGCACGGGGCGGCGTTCCCGGGCCTTACGGGTAAGTGGGCTCACATCGTTACAAACTGGTTTAAGAGGTCGGCGACCCTAATCGCCGACCTGGCGAGCCCGCTCCGGCTCTTCGCCGACAACCAGGCCACGATAGACCGGATCGCCGAGGCGGCCGACTTCGACCTCCTGATCTACGATCTATTCATCGACATTTCGAGGTACGGGAACGCCGTCCTGAAGG